ACCAGTGTCTTGATGAACAACTCCGGATTATCCAAAATTGGATTAATGAGCTTATCAGCAAAAAGGAAGTTTTTGATTTTGATAAGCTGGATAGATTTTTGAGATATACCAATAAATCAGAAAGTTTTGTTGACTTTGTAGAAAGAAGAATTGAAGAGCGTGGAGATATAACGGAAAGTACCAAAGCTTCCCATCGGACATTTGCGGCCTCATTACGTGAATTTGACAGAATAATATATTTTTCTGATCTGACAAAAGCCAATATCACATTGTATGATGATTGGTTACATGCTAAGGGCTATTCACAGCCGACAATATATAACTATCATAAACGTAACAAACGTTATATTCACGAGGCCATAAAGTTTGATTTGCTAAAAAATGATCCGTATAAGGGTGAGCGTTTTTCCCGTGGCAAACATGCCATCAGGAAATATTTGACTGCCGAAGAATTGAAGAAAGTGAAAGATGCTCAAATAGACTCGGAAACGATCTGTAGAGTCCGTGACCTTTTTATTTTTCAGGCATATACTGGAATATCCTATGCTGATCTTGCTAAATTCAATTTCAAACGTGACGTACAAAAACGCGGCAATAAGTATGTTATATTGGATATTCGTTTAAAGACAGAAGAAAACTATTTTATCGTATTACTGTCTCCTGCAATGGAAATATTGAAAAAATATGATTATGTGCTTCCGATTATCAGTAATCAACAATACAATTTGCGGCTTAAAATAGTTGCTGATTATGCAGGGCTTGATAGAAATTTGACCGTTCACATGAGCAGGCACACATTTGCGACAATGTGCCTGAACAATGGGGTTAAAATGGAAAATGTGAGTAAAATGCTCGGTCATACAAATGTACGCACCACACAACAATATGCTAAAGTTCTGAATGCCGAAGTGGAAAAAGACTTTGAGATGCTGGAACGGATTTTGTCATAGCATAAGAGAGCCACGCTAAAATAGTTCTACTGATATTTAGCGTGGCTTGTTTCATTTGAAATACTCCATAACTTGTGCCGATTGTTCACGGAGACCACAGCAAAGATAATTTTGAGTCATTTCCACACTTGCATGTCCCATCATTTGGCTTATAGAGTATAAATCGGCACCCCGTAAATA